ATTACTTGCGACCACGCGCGCCTCGATCACGAGATTGAGAGCGCGGCCCATGACGGCGCGATGACCCGCGCTCTCGATCTCAAGACTTTCTTCCGTCACATAAACCAGCAATGTCGGCAGATGATCGGCCGCCAGCGCCCGCGCGCGGCCCGAATAGACCCTATCCGCCGTGGTGACGAGACCTGTCAGCGCCGAAACGATTGCTGCGCGGATTTGCGTGCGGGCGTGGCTCATGCCGAACGACCCATATCAATCTGGATCATACCCGTGCCATCCGGGCGCAGATTCAAAACGCGGTATGTCGTCGCACTAATCGTCAGCGTGTCGCCCACGTCTCCGCCCTTCGCGCCAGAAGGCACATCACTTTCGCGGCACAAAAATGAAGGCTGACGATCAATCCCGGCGGCTTCTTCGAATGTCGAAAGATTGATTGACGGGTTAAGAAATATCCCGGTTATTTCCGCACCACCCCCTGACGCCTTGGCATAGGTTGCAACAATAGCAAAGTCGCCAGTGTCAAAAAATATCGTGCGATCCGAATCCGTCTCAACGGCCACAGCAAAACCTCAACGTTTGGTGAGACCAGCGGAGTTTGATGTATTCAAGCCCGGCGCGCGCACCTGCTTGCCATTTTCCACCGGCGCAGAGCTCCCTCCCTGCCCCTTGCTTTCAGTCAGCGCCTTGATGGCGCGGCCCGCACCGACCAGCCGCTGCGCCAGCAGCGCATCAACTTCGATAATCTCCCCCGCATCGCAATGCCTGCCTGCGATCAGGACGGCTTCGCGTAATTCGATTTTGACACTCATGTCACGATCTCCATTGATGAAATATCCGCCCGGCACGGAATGCGCCGGGCAGAAAATTGAATTTCAAGATGCAAATTTGCATCTTGCTCACTCGTCAAGCGGTGAGAGCATCCAGCATGGCGGAGAAGGACGCCGCGTGGCGAACTGCAATATCGCAATCCTGCAGCGCAACGACGCGCACCGTGCCACTGGTCGCACCGGTATAAGGATCGATCGTCAGATCGACGCCACTCCACATGCCGATGAAGAGGTCTGCGAAGTTGCCGAAAATAATCGCCGAGCAGATACCGGAAGAGGTTCCCTTGGTGAGGGCCGACGACACCTGATTGCTCACGGCTGCGCGATAGCCGTTGAGCATGCCGAAGCCAGGCTCATTTCCGTCTTTCCAGATCCATTGCGCGCCAGACGAGGCGGCCATTTCGGTTTGCTTGAGCTTGCCGCGAACCTTCGCGTTTGTGAGATAAGCAAGATTGCCGATATCGGCGTTGGCTACTGCCGCCGCCGTTTCCAGATCGACAATATCCGACCAGTCCGGCGCAGCGCCATTGGTGCCGCCTGCGACCGAACCGATGCCGGAAGTGGCGACAATACCGGTCGGCTGGTTCGATGAACCGGAGCCGTGAATGGCCGCACGGTCCACTTCCAGCGCCAGCACGGTCGCAAGATCGCTACGCACCAGATTCTCAATGTCGATTGAGGACTGGATCAGCAGCTTGCGCGAAATGTCGGTGTACCCGCCAAGCGTTTTCGGCGCCATACTCACCTGATCAAAAGTCTGCGCGCTTTCGGTCACAGCGCCGGATTCCGCCACCCAATAGGCAGTGGCCCCGCCGGTCTGGCGCGGGATCGCAATATCGCCCTGCAAATCGGTGAGCACCGTCGCACCAAGCGCGCGCACCATCATGCGGTTGCGGAGCATGTCGATGAAGGATTCGGAACGCAATTCGGTGTCCTTCAGATATCCGCCGGCGGAGTCTGTGCCCACCACGAGATCGCGCTGACCTCGCAGAACCTCAACGGGAACGAGAATGCCGGAAGCGGGCTTGCCGCGCTTTTTGGCAACCGCCTCGGACGCCTCGCGCTCAAACGAGGCCGCTTCTTGCGCAAGACGATTGTTCGGATTGGCAATCGCGTTGATCGCGCGCAGGAACGAAAACTGCTTGACCTCCTTTTCGGTCATGCCGATGCCAGCATTCGCACTGATCGCGCGCTGGGCATCGCTTCCCAGATGATCGAGCACGAGGCCACGGAACAATTCAACGGTGATACCGTCCTGAATGGCCTTGGCTGCCTTGTCGCGGCAGTTAAAGCGCGTAGCAATCGCCTCGATTTCACTGACACGCGCGCGTTCAGTGGCCAAAATTTGCTCGACGGAAGGAGCGGCGGGAGCCGCGATCGCAGCAGATGCGGGCGCGGCAGGAGCCGCGCGGGTTTCGGTTTCGACACTCATGATATTTTCTCCTTCGATGGGAATGGCGTCCTGAATGTGGACAACAATAGTTTCAGATGATCGCGCGCGCCCGACGCCGACAGACATGTCGGCGGGGACGGTCACAATCGAGATTTCAAAAGGGGTCCAGCGCGTGGCGCGATAAGTCGCGACATCGCCGTCCTGACTAACAAGCTTGAGTTCGCGGATTTCGTAGCCAACGGAAACCGACGACAGCTCGCCATCTTGCACACGCTCAAAAATCTCACTTGCTCGCGCGCTTTTCCCAAAGCGCACTTTTGCGCGGCCCTTCCCGCCCTCAAGCCAGACTTTTTCAACAACGCCGATCTGATTATCGACCGACGCCTCATGGTCCACGAGCATCGGAGCGCGGCCTGAGCCGATCCACGCCTCATCCATCTCGCCCTTACCGTGGCCCAAAACCTCAACGCCCCACCAACGCATGACAGGAGCCTCCGAAGAAAAACTCAATTCGAAGGTCCGCTCATCCGCGCTGATGTTTTCGCGCACCAGTGTTCCGCCGCGATATTCACGGCGGGAAATTTCAATCGCTGTCATTTTTGCCTCACTGATTTTGCGACGCATCCGGCGGCGCGGCGGCGTCAATGGATGTGGAAGAAGCGACGGCGCGCGGGGCAAAGGTCAACCCGTAAGACTGCGCGAGATCGCGCGCGGCGGCGATCTGCTCGTAAACTTCTTCAAGATCGTGCCCGCGATCACCGACAACGTCCTGCGGAGAACGCAGCCCACTTTCAATCTCAGTCTGGTTGGCATTGGCCTCATCAACCGGATTAATGGCCTTCCACCCGCGCGGCTTCCATGCCGCATCCGAAAATTTGTCGAACTTGGCGATCGGCAGCGGAATTTTTTGCAGCAGCAGAGCCATTTCAAGCCAAGCGTTCTTGACTCGCTCATGGAGATGCTCGCCCATGTAATTTTGCAGCGTGCGCCATTCGGCGCGTTCCTCCGAGACGCCATGATGCAGCGAAGAAAAGTTCGCGCCGGTCAGATCATTCGCCAGAGAATGATAAGCAACACCAAGACCCGCCGCAGCGCCACGCAGCATCAGCTGCATGAAGGGATTCATCTGGCCGTCTGGATAGCGCGGATTAAACGACTTGAAATCGTATCCCATGGGCAGCGTCTCAAACTCACCGGCGGCAACCTCGGAAATTTCCGGACGGTTTTCATCGGTCAATTCGCGGGCTTTGTCCGGATCAATATCGTCGTTGAATTCGCGGGTGAAAAAGCCCATTTTTGCAGCGCCGGTGCGCGCCGCGACCAAGGCCGCCTCTTCATAACCGTGCATGAGGTTCAGCCGCCGCAAAGCTGTATGCGCCCACGGCACGCCGAGCATCTGGCCCGGTTCATCTGGAACGAATAAATGAATGATGTCGCTGGCGGGCACACGCAACCGCTCGCGGCGCGCGCGGGCTGAGCCGGGATGCGCACTCCACAAATGATAGGCCACCGGACGGTCAAGCTCGTTGCACTCAATGCCCGCTTCGATATAGCCGCCGCCATCAAGATCGCGGCGGCTCATCTCAATATCCAGCAGATCAACATCAATGATCTGCACCTGAAACCCATAGGGGCCGAATTCGCGGCCACGATAGAGACGCAGCAGCACGTTGCCGTCACGCGGCAGCGTGGTTGTAACGATATTCTGCACGTCGAGCCACGAGAACCGACCGCACACAGTCGCGCCGCCAAGCTTGCCCCAGCGCCAGAATGCATCCTCGATCTGCCGGTTAGCCACTTTATCGAGTTTGCCATTTGAATCACGCGCCTGATTCTGCAGGGCGATGCCAGACGGCCCGATGATGTTGCGGCGACACGCGCGCAGAAAGGCCTTCATATAATCGTCGTTTTGCGCCATGTGGCGCGAATGACGAACCAGTCCGCGCAAGCCCTCACGCGCGTCCGCGCTGGTTGACGACACACCGAGCGAAAAGCTGCCCGCTATCCGGTCGGGCCGCGCCGCAAGATATTTGCGGCCAGCGATCACAACCGGACGCCGGACTTGCGGCGCGGCACGGTGGAAAATGCCTGACAAAAATTTCATGCAGTGCCCTAGCTGAACGAGACCAGCGTGCGGCGGCGCGCTGATTGACCAAGCGCCGCGCGGCGCTCAGCATAAACCTCGGTTTTGTAGCGGTCGCGGAAGCGCAACAATTCGTCGACCTTCATGCGTGTGACCGAGCGACCCTCGATCGTGTAAGCTTCGACGTCTTTGGTCGCGCGGCCCTCAAGCACGGACTCGATGGCAGCCAGCATTTTCTCGGCATGGCTGCGCTGATCTGCCGTCGCGGCAACCAGATCAACCTCAATGCGGAAGCGGCCCGCGCCAACACGCACGCGCCCCGCAGTACTAGACACGAAGGCGGCCCAGTCATATTGGCCGGCAGATTTTCCCGCAGTGATCGCCGAAGCAACTTCGACAAGATAATCCGTTCCAGAATTACTGGCCGTGATTGTAAAGGCCGCGCCGGTGCCGTGCGCCTTGACAGCGTAAGTTAATGTCCAAGTGTCATTCGGATAATCTGCACCGAGATCACTGCGCGTCCACGTCCATGTTGTGCCCGCAACCAGAATCACCGGCTCGCCTTCCGGCACATCATCGAGAATATTTGTCACGAAAAGCGACCCTTCCAATTTGAAACAAAACCGGATCGCTTCTTGCGGCGCACCGGCACGGCCTTTGCCGCATCATCGGACTGCGCGGCATCGCCCGCTGCAGCAGCAGGCGCAGCCAGCAAGTCTTCGATGTCGGCCTGCACGTCGCGGACAGCTTGGCGCTCAGCCTCAAAGCGGTCCCAGGCGTTTTCGGGCAGCGTGCGGATTCCCCAATTTTCGGCGGCGGCATCAGCCTGCAGGAATGTGTCCAGTGCCTCGTTTGGCTGGCCTTCTTCCTGTTTCCAGCGGTAATGCACGAAGCCGTGCCGCTTCAGCGCGACGCGCCGCTCCGCCGTGAGCATCTTGAAATAGTCATCTTCGAGTCCTGACGGCAGGCCGATATAACGATAGGCCAGCGGATCGTTCTTTGCGAGGTCGCGGTAGAGTCCCATCTTGCGCGCGCTGGTGCCGAAATTGAA